GTAAAGAAAACTGGTTAGTAAACGTTTACGTTGTTAATGACCCTAAGAAACCAGAAAACAACGGTACTGTTAAAGTATTACGCTACGGTAAGCAGTTAGATAAGATTATTCAATCTGCTATCAATGGGGATGACTCAGAAGAGTTTGGTGCTAAGATTTTTGATCTAAGCCCTGAAGGTTGTAACTTACGTATTAAGGTAGAGTTAGTATCTGATAAGCCAGGTGCACCAAAGTACCCAACCTATACAGCTTCTAAGTTCTTAAATGCAGCAGCTATTGAAGGTTTAGACGAAGACAAGATTCAAGAAACTTATAACAGCATTCATGATCTTAATACTTTTGTAGAACGTAAATCTAACGACGAGATTAAGGCATTTATTGATCAACACTATTATGGTAGTGCAGATTCTGCACCGGTTGCTGCTCCAGTAGAAGAAGAAGATGTTCCGTATACTCCAGCACCTAAAGCTACTAAACCAGTTGCAAAGCCAGTAGTTGAATCTGATAGTACTAATGATACTAATGATAGTAAAGTAAATGACTTACTCGCTGGTTTAGACGACTTATAATATGGCAAACCAACAAAGACCAGGTCCTTTTGTGCCACCATCAGACCCTTCATTAAATGGAGAGTCTTTGGTGTTGGCGGCTATGTTCGCTAAACAACTGCAAAATGATATTAATGGTATCAAGCAGAAGTCTCACGAAGTAGGTGGCGGTCTTAGAGTAACAGATGTAGATATGAGTAAGGTCATGCCTTCTCATATCATGAAAGCTGCGGGTAGGCAAGCACCACCGCAGCAACATCAACAAAGACCACCGCAACAGGCATATGTACCGCCTGTGCCTCAACCAATTCAGCAACCAGAGCCTCAGCTTTTTATTCAGCCAGCACCACAACCAGCACCAGTAGCTGAACAACCATACTCTGATCCTAATCAATTAGAGTTTGATTTAAATAAAAAGGTTCATTATGAAGATATTCATAATAAGTTACTTGAACTTGAAGAGAAAATGATTAAAATTAATGTTAAGACTCAAGAGATATTAACGTTCTTGGAAGCAAGCAATAATAAAAAAAAACCGAAGATAACAAATGGAACTCAAGCTGGTTAAGAAAGATTTTGCCGACAATTTTTTAAGTGTTGTTGGTAAAGCTGTAGATATTGTGTCTATTAAGCTCAATAAGGATGGCTTATATGCTGTCTGTAATAAGCCTGATACGAGTATTATTCTATTAGCTAAATACAATAAGTCTTTTGATGTAGATCAAGAGATTACTCTTAATATTGGAGATGTTAAAAAGCTCTTAAGAGTTATTGACTGTATTGATGAAGATGAACTTGTATTTAAAATAGAGTCTAATCATCTTTATTATAAAACCGATAAACTACAGTTTAAGTATCATTTTTTAGACGATTCAGTAGTACCTAAGGTTACGTTAAAGAGAGAGAAGATTGAAGCGCTTACAAGCGACACCTTTTTTGATATAGATATTAAGAAACTACAAGAAATTCTTAAAGCAAGTTCTTTTACTACAGATACTAACAAGATTTACCTTTATGGTTTACCTGATGGGGTATACTGTGAGTTAGGTGATAAGGAAAAATCTAATACAGACAATATTAGCTTAAAAGTAGCTGAATCTGTAGAAGGACAGCCGTTTAACCAGACCATTCCTTTTAATCTTGATATATTTCGTATTCTTACTGGTGTAAAATTTGATAGAGCGCGTGTAGGTATTAATCTTAAGTTTAAGGTTATGTCTTTCTTTGTCAAGCCTACAGAAGAAACTGATTTTACCTTTATTATATCAGGTTTAGTAAAATAATGGCTAATAAGATAACAACACAAAGTTATTTCATTAAAAGACTTAAAGACTCAGGTTATGTAGTCTATAAGCTATTTGATGAATATAGTGAAGCTGATCCTCGTTCATGGACTGTCATGATTGACCCGGGTAATGCGTCTGTAATATGTACATGTTATGTAAACCACAAAGAACTTTTTAATGAAACCTTTTTTGAACTATATGATGGTGGACAATTTATTCCTGAACGTTTTAAGTTGAAAACTGACTCAATTGAGGTTATAATAAGCTATTTAGTAAAATATGGAATCAACAACAAATCAGAGTTATACAACGGGCGAACAGTTTAAGTCCGTAAAATCTTTTAATATGAACGAAGTTAAACACCCAACACTTCCTACAGCTAATAGTAGTATGATTACTACAGAAGAAGATAGGAAAGCAATTATTGATAAAGCAGCAGAAGCATATTCATCGTTTCTTGATGCACTACGCATTGATTGGCGTAATGACGTCAATAGTGCTGATACACCTCGCCGTGTAGCTAAAGCTTATGTATGTGACCTTATTAAAGGCTGTTATGAAGGCCCACCTAAGATTACTACATTCCCATCAGACGGTTATGATGGTATTGTTAGTCAGATGAATATACCTGTAGTGTCTATGTGTTCCCATCACCACTTATCTTTTACTGGTGTTGCACACGTAGCTTATATTCCTGATAAGAACGGCCAAGTAATTGGCTTATCTAAGCTTAATCGTATTGTAGAGCATTATGCTCGTCGTCCTCAAATCCAGGAAGGACTAACAGTACAGATTCATAAAGCTATTGATCAACTCTGTACCGGTAATCAAGGTGTAGCGGTTATTCTTAAATGTACCCATACTTGTGCATGTCATCGCGGTGTAAAGCATCACGGTTGTGCTATGATTACTTCTAAGTTATCAGGGGATTTTATGAACGAACCACAAACTCGTAAAGAGTTTTATGACTTTGTAGCATCCGCTGAGCGAGATAATAAATAATATTAATGGCCGCTAAAAAACCAACGAAAGGTAATAAGGCTCAGAATAAAAAACCAGCACCAGCTGCTCCTGAGCAAGCTAATGCTTTAGCCGCACCCTCTCCGGTTACAAGCGTACCCATCTCAAAACCAGAACAAGCTGCTATCAACGAAATGATACAGCTTGCTAAGCTTGAGTATATGAAATCCTTAAAAGGTAAAATCATAAACGAAAAGCGTAGAGAAATTGATACACTGGACTCTCAAATTAAAGAATTTATGGGTCCTTATATGCTTATTGGTTACGATTTAAACAATCAACCAGTAGAGATAGTTTCTGCTGAGGATCAAGCTGGTCATGATGCACTGCTTGAACGCTTTCGCCGGGTAATGCTTAAAATTAATCAAAATATAATAAACAGCAACGGACAAGACCCATATGGCTTTAAGGACAATTCTAACGAAGATTAAAAGCCTTTTCGCACCAAAAGAAAGAAGCATATACGTAGTTAGAGAAGGACAATATAAAGGCGAGTGGTTAGTACCAGTAGCTTTTGGTCCAGGCATAACTATATGCTACTCTTTACCAGACAAATATATAAGAGAGATACCCAATACAGAAATAGAATCTGGATTACAAAATAAAGTCTTAGATTTAGTAGATATTCTACCGAAAGACATTTATAATGTATGCTTAGAAGATTATAAACAGCACTTAAAAAAACAAAATGACAACCCTCCTGATAGACGGCAACAACACTCTTCACAGAGCGTATTGGATCGCAAACAACATAGGAAGACCTCTAATTAATTCAAAAGGGGTTAACACGGGTAGTATTTTTGCTTTTCTTAAAACTATTAAATCAAATGCCGACCAATTCAATACAGATAGTATCTATATTGCTTGGGATAAGAAATTAGGTAATAAAGAAAACTTTCGTAAAACACTTACAGAAGGTTCTTATAAAGGTAATAGAGACCAAGAACGTAATAAAGCTGTTTACGGGGAAGCTGATGCTATTGTTGAAATAACTACAACACTTGGAATAAAAAATATATTTCCAGGTAACTTAGAAGCAGACGATGTCATTAGTTGGTTAACTGGTAATATTAAAGGCACCAAGATTATTGTTAGTGTTGATAACGACTTTGCACAACTGGTTTCACCGGATACTTCTTTCTATAACCCAATTAAAAAGTTACTTGTAGATGTTGATAACTTTGAAGAACACTATGGATTAACCCCAGAAGAATTTCTTATTTACAAGTGTATAGCTGGTGATAAATCCGATAATGTACAAGGTATTGAAGGAGTGGGTAAAGTAAGAGGTAAAAAATTAGCTAAACAATATGTTGCAAACGACCCTAAAGCTAAAGAATTATGTGATGCTATTATACAAACCAATAAACCTTTAGTAGATTTAGCACACGGTTTAGACACATACCCTGAAGAGGGTAAACTATATATGGAGCAATATACTGCATTACAATCAATAGCAGCTGATTTTAAAGTATTTGAAGATAAGTGTAAAGAATTAGAATTTAATAGTGTTTTAGATAAGTTAAGTGATTGGAAGAAAACCTTTAACAAACAAGCAAATAACCAGGCTTTAGTTGATTTTTGTAAGTTATTCGGATAAGTATAGGGTATGAACGAACAAGTATCTATGCGTCCGGAAAGCTGCCATATATGCGGCCATACCCCTGTACATCCACGTGCTGTAAGAGTTAATAGAGGTGACAAGTTAGTAACAGAAGCACATTGGGTTTGCCCAAAATGTAATGGTAGATTCAAGATCGGAGTAGTAAGTATAGAGGATCGTGCACAAAAGAAAAACTAATAAAATCTTAAGCGAAGCAGGCTACGAAACTGGTAACACCTATACTGGTCAGTTACCGGCTACATCTACACCTGAAACCCAAGACAACTATCAAAC